ACAGAAAAGGGTTCTGAGGTCACCACAGTAAAAGTCACCTTACATCCAAAACAACCAGCAATTGAAACCATTAATAAAATGATGGGCTATAATGCGACTGAGCAAATAAAGGTAAACCAAACTACAACTACACAAGTAGATATTACCAAGTATACAGATGAAGAAAAAGCTTTATTATTAAAAATGGCTCGCAAAAATGAATATCAATAAAGAAATACAGGAATTAAGGGATATGTTAATAGCCCACTTTGGAGAGGAGAATAAAAAGGGAAACCCTGCAATATTAACAGGGAATGAACTTTCTATAACGGAAATGGTTACGAAAGTATTGGAAAATCCATACTATATAGAATGGAATTTTGAAATATGAAAATAAGTAAAGAAGTACAAGAGGAGTTGATACAAATAGAGCGTGAAGCTTGTACAGATTCGTTTTATGAGTTCTTTTTGTCATTCTGGGATACTGTAGTGCAAGAAGAGTTACAATTGAATTGGCATATTAAGCTAATATGCGATGAACTCCAATATTTAGCCCCATTTCTAAAAGAACGCCGTAAAAAGCCATATGATTTAGTGTTTAATGTTCCTCCAGGTTCAACAAAGACAACATTGATACTACAAATGTTCCCAGCTTGGTTATGGGTAGTTGATCCCACGTTAAGAATTATAAGCTCCTCCCATTCGAGCCCCTTGTCAATAGAAAGTGCCTCCAAAACACGTGATATTATCAATTCTCCGAGGTTTAAATTACTTTTCCCTGGGATAGTACTCCGAGCTGATAAATACGCTAAGACAGCATTTGAAAACACGCAAAACGGGACAAGGGATGTAACAAGTACTGGAAGCTCAATAACGGGACGTCATGCACATATTAAATTAATGGATGATTTACAGGAGATTTCTAAAGCAGCAAGCAAGCCAGATAGGGAACAGGCTGTAAATCATATGAAGACATTGTTTACAAGAGAGGTCGAAAAAGGGAATAGTATCAATGTGCTTATTATGCAACGCCTACATGAGCTTGATTGTACAGCCTATCTATTGGGATTGACTAGTAAACGTAAAGTACGTCATATTTGTCTACCAGCTGAAGAAAGTGACAAAATTAACCCACCTGAATTAAGGCAATATTACGTAAATGGGCTATTAGACCCTATACGTATGTCAGCAAGTGTATTAGCTGATAAAAAGATTGAATTAGGTACATACGGATATCAATCCCAATTCCAACAGGAACCTACACCGCCAGAAGGTGGCATAATTAAACGCAAATGGTTTGGTAAGATACAAAGGGAACAATTCTTACAAGAAAAGTCCGTATTTCATTTTTGGATAGATACTGCCTATGAGAAGAAAAAGGAAATCCGAAAGGATGGTGAAGCAAAGAATGACCCTACAGGGTTATTAACTTGCATAGAGCAACGTGGAAAAGTCTACTTATGGGATTATAGGGAGGTTTATATGGAGCTACCAGACCTTGTTAAGTTCATTCCAAGATATGTACGTGCAAATGGATATAGTAATCGTTCACAAATCAGAATAGAGCCTAAAGCAAGTGGTAAGAGTACTATTCAGACAATTGTACGTGAAACTAATTTAAATGTAATGGAAGAGAGTGCGTATAAGGATAGTAAAGAAACGGAATTAACCAACGCAGCCCCTACAATTGAAGCAGGCAGGTTTATCTTAATAGAGGGGGTTTGGAATGAGTTGTTTTTGAACCGTATTTGTGGCTTTCCAAACTCAGCGCATGATGAGGCTGTTGATTTACTTTGTTACGCTAAACGTTTCTATTTAGGTCAAATAGGCCAAAATAAACAAGCAGATGAGGCGTATCAAAAGGCTTTAAAATACTTAACTTAAAAATATTTAGTATATTTACACTTTATTTACGTAAATTTAAAAATTTAGAATTATGACAAAATTTAAAAGAGGGGACAAAGTGCTCTATGGTGACGAGGAAAGGAGCATTGTAGTATGTCGAAAAAACTTTTCCAACCAATCTATAATTTATAAGTTAGACACTGGAGAACAAGTTGAGGAAAAGGATTTAAAAGCATTAGGAAAATCTAAGCTTACCCGTAAAAAGAAACCCGTACAACCTACTAAAGAAGAGCTTAAATTAAAAGCCCGTTTAGAGGAGTTGGTAGATTACCAAGAGTATATTGATTATGGGAATGATACTGAGGAGGAGTTTAATACACTTATTACTAAAATGACAGATAAGCAGTTCAATAAATTCAAAGAACAATTGATTGAAAAGGCTATTGAAAAAGAAGACAATACAGAAGATTAATCTGTAAAATTAAGCGAAATGACAAAAGAGAAACTGCAAGAAATATTACAGAATCCTGTAATTGATGAAGTAATTGAGGCATTAAAGGTGTCTAGTTTCAATGTTCCAAAATGGGCCGATTTGAAAAAAGAATATGACCCATTGGAGCATACAATATGGGATGAAAATATATACCCTCCTAAATTAGATACTAATAATCAACAGGATGATTTTAAAAGGACGGCGTTAGCATTACAAAAACTTGCAGTTTCTCGAATTGCACAAGCGATGTTTAGTACACCTACAGAGCGTATATATAATTATGATAAAGATTCAGAAGTATTAAAAAAGGCCGTTGATATTCTTGAACAGGTTTACCGGGTTAATAATTATATCGATTCTACCAATATTGAGCGAGGGAAACAAGTGAATGCTGCTTGTGAAGCTGTAACTGTTTGGAAAGTATATGACAAACAGAACTTAGTAGAGGGTGAACAGGTAGATTTAAAATTAACACATACAGTATATTCTGCAATCAATGGTTATGAGATATATGCAAACCAGGATGATAATCAGGAATTGTTAGTGGTATCAATCGGGTACAAAGATGCTGATGATGTAGAGTTCTTAGATGTTTACATTAATTTGGATACCCCTGAGTTTAGGCGTTATGTAAAACTAGATGAGTGGGAAATTGCAGAGGGTTTTCCAGTCAAATTAGAAGTATTCCCAGTAGTACATATCTGGATACCTGAACCTGTTTGGGGTGGGGAGGCCGGTACAAACTTAGTTGAACAATTAGAAGAAATGGAAAGCTACCAGGGGCTTTATATCAAACGCAACGCATTGCCTACGTTTACAATTGATTACGGAGACATTCCTGGGGGTACAGTATCAGGCGATGAAGAAAGTTCCAATGATTCACGGCGTATAATTAAATTAGGAAAAGGGGGCAGTATGTCCGATGTTACTTGGGAGGGTGCAGATGCAGCTATAACAAGTCGGTATAATAGAATTAGAAATGCATTTTTTGAACAAGTACAAATGCCTGATATTTCATTTGCTAATATGATTAACTCTAATACAAGCGCAGAGAATAAAGAGTTATTATTTTCTGATGCAAAAGCTAAAGCCCGGGATTTAGGGGGTGAGTGGGAAAAGATGTTTTTCCAAGAATTAGAAATTGTAAAGAAATTTATAGGTATAATATTTGGTAGAGAAGCTGATTTAGAGCAGATAACAATCCGTAGCCAGATACGTCCATATTCGATTAAGAGTAAAAAGGAAACTGCTGAATATGTAGCATTGGCCGGGCAATCGATGTCATTAAACACTAAAGTAAGTACGCTTGGTGAAGTAGATGACATAAATCAAGAGGTCGAAACAATAGAACAAGAACAAAGCGCACAAGCAAATCAAGGGTTTTAAAATATGAAATCATATACATTTAAATACCATATTGGACAGGTAATTTATTTCAAAACTGATAAAGACCAAAATGAATACTTATTAACCGGGATTGTAATAGACCCATATGGGCATTATTACTTATTGTCAAATGCCGGTCTTGAATATAAAGCTTACGAATTAGAGATAACAAGCGAGCGTAACACATTATTAGCTTTAGGAGTAGAGAAAAATGCCAATACCTAGTCAACGAAAATATGACCAACTCCACGCTGAGAATATAGACAAATATTCAAGAGAAATTCGTAAAGCTTACCTAACTATTATTAAAGAACTTACTAAACTCAAAATTCCAGTTAGTTTTAAGCCCGGTGACGAGTTTTATTTTCGTAATTACCCTAATCTTAATAAAAAAGTAAATAAGCTCTTAGAACAGCTTTATTCGAATGTTTACGCAACTACTGTTTCAGGTATAAATTCAGAATGGGATTTAGCAGTAGAAAAAAACAATGAATTAGCACTCTATGTATTTGGAAAAGACCTGGATAAATTGCCAGCCCAATATAAAAGAAAATACTTATCCAATAATGAAGGTGCACGCCGGGCTTTTCGTGCCCGTAAGTTCAATGGGCTTGGTTTGTCAGATAAGGTATGGAAAAATACAAGACAATTCAAACAGGAATTAGAACTAGCTATCGAATACGCAGTAGGCAAAGGGGTATCAGCAGGTACATTAGGGCGTCAAATACAACAGTATTTAGTGGACCCGGATAAGCTTTTTAGACGTATTAGGGACGCAAATGGGGCTTTAAGGTTGTCTAAAGCAGCGAAAGCATTTAATCCAGGACAAGGGCGTTATAGGAGTTCATATAAAAATGCGTTTAGATTAGCTAGGAATGAGATAAACTTCTCTTATGAGACCTCACAACAAGAAAAACGTAAAGAACAGGATTTTATAGTAGGTATGGAAATCCGGGTAAGTCCACAACACAACCCAGCGGATGATAAAGGGGGTATATGTTGTATATGTTTACAAGGTAGATATCCAAAAAACTTTGATTGGTCAAGTAAATGGCATGTAAATTGTCGTTGTTTAAGCTTAAATATTATTAAGACCCGTGAGGAGCTTGATAAGGATACTGATTTGATTTTGGCTGGAAAAGAACCAACTACAAAAAGTAAACGTGAGGTAAAAAAGAATCCCAAAGCTTTTAGCACCTACATAAAAGAGAACCAAAAGAAATGGGACAAGTGGAAAACCAAACCACGGTTTATTGTAAATGTTTAATATTTAAAAATTGTTCTAAATTTTTATTCACTTGATTAAAATAATCTAAACCTTCTTTAGTGTGGTAATTATTTGTTTTAACAAGTTCAATAGCTATATTTTGCCTACGCTCTAAAAGTATAATTAAGTTAGATAAGGTATGTAATAAATTTTCTTCTGCTATAAATTGTATACTTTCTGATAATTCTATTTTTTCTGTATTAGTATGTCCCATAATCATCCTCCTTTTTTATTTTTTAAATTTATCTATAATCTTTTCTAAATCTTCAAAAAGAATATAATCCCCATCTATAGATAAGTCCTTTTTCAAAGTTTCTTCGTTAAAATATTCTACATAATCTTCATAACCATATATATTATATCTAGGTATATTTTTTAATTCATTAATTAAAGCTTCCATAATCACCCTCCTTTTATAAATATTCAAGTTTTAAAATCCGGCTACCAAGTAGACCAGATTCTCTAATCGTTAATGCCAAATTATTATAAGTACCTGTAATAATTTGACCTCTTAATTGTGTAAAATGTGTATGTTTCATTTTGATTTGTTTTTTAGTTTTTTTCATTTTTTTGTTTAAAATCCTAAATATAATTCCGATTATAAATATTAGGCAAATAATGCATATACCTATCAATAAAAAAATCTCAAAGTTCATACTGCTTTTTGTTTAGTGTGTTGTTCTTGTTTTTTTATATTAAATCCACATATATCACAATAGATAGTATGGTAATCTTCTTTCGTTGCTTGTTCACAAACTGGACATTCATTTGTTTTTCCCTTTTTATTTTCCATAATTCTAGTTTTTAATGATTATTGATTTTACTAATTTTAAAGTTTTCACCCAAAAACCCCACGCCGTTGCTGGCAGTGGGGCAAAAGTCCGCAAGATTTAGCGGAACTTGCGGAGGTTATATTTTATAAGTCGATTTTGCGCTACATTCAGGGCATGTTTGGCTGTAGATGCCTTTTGCATACTCCCCAAAACCAACACCGTACCAACCACATGTGCAATTGAAACTTATGTCACAATTAAAGCCTTCAATTTTTCTGGTTTTGTAATTCATGATTCCACTACCTTTGTCCACATCTATTTCTAAGTAATTATTTGTTTTCATAATGCTGATTTTTAAATGTTATCTAATTC